GGATGAATTGTGTTTTCATCATTATAAACTCGATTTTTCAAAGCCGCATAGTACATTTCGATTGACTGATAGTATTGTTTGTCCTGATATTGTTTATTTGCTTCAAGAAAAATCCGCAAAGTATTTTCGAACAGCATATGCATCTTATTGCAAAGGTGTAAAAAATTGAATATATAAAAGATATAGATATGTTTTATATATATTATCAAGTACAATGAACAATGGATATCTTGGCTCAAAAGGATATACCATATGGAAAAAGGATTTATCTGATGAAGAAATAGCAATGATCAAAAAAGACCTCACTGTGAAACCGCAAAATCACGGCTCTCCTGTGCAAGACTTTTCTGTGTCTTTTCCGGTATATCGTGAATCACTGTTGAAAATATATGTTCCTTATTATTACGGAGTCGAAAAATGGGGTCCTCCTTCTACCATTGATATTCCACCTGGTGACGATATATCGCTTTTATTCAAGGGTACGCTCCGTGATTATCAGGTACCCGTAGTAGAGAAATTCTTATCTTCCACCTTTGAAAAAGGTGGAGCCAAATCCACCTTTGAAAAAGGTGGAACCAAAGATGAAGAAAAAGGTGGAACCAAATCCACCTCTGGAAAAACCGGAGGTCTTCTCGAGCTCTTTTGTGCCTGGGGAAAAACATCCGCATCTCTCTACATTCTAACAAAAATTGGCAAAAAAACGCTCGTGATTGTTCACAAAGAATTTCTCCTGAACCAATGGATCGAGCGTATCCAGCAATTTATTCCCGAAGCTCGTATTGGGAAAATCCAAGGACCTATTATCGACATTGAAAACAAAGATATAGTCCTATGTATGTTACAAAGTCTTGTGCAAAAAGAGTATCCGCCTTCTACGTTTATCTCTTTCGGCTTCACTATTATCGATGAAGTCCATCACATAAGCAGTCAGACTTTTTCCCAAGCCCTCTTTAAAATTGTCACCCCTTGTATGCTGGGACTTTCCGCCACAATGGAACGCAAAGATGGTACCACGTATATATTCAAGTATTTCTTGGGACCCGTTGTACACAAAGCCGTCAAAAAAAGTGACGACGACACAGTAGAAGTGTATTATACACCCTATCGCGTGACAGACGAAGATTTTAATGAAACTGTCACCGATTTTCGTGGTCAGCCGCAATTACCTACAATGATTAGCAAATTATGCAATTATAATCGCCGCACCGAATTCATTCTTTCTGTTTTAGAGACCTTTTTACAAAAAGAAGGCAAAGAAGGCAAGAAGAAAAGCAGAAACGTATATCCCCCGTGTCAATTATGCGGTAAAACGGATCACGCATTGATGCAAACTACGTGCTGCAATCAGATTGCTTATTGTTTTCCCTGCTTGGATTCTATTAGAAAGGCGATAACGAAAAAGAGAGAACGAGCGAAATGCCCTCATTGCTGCCGTGTTTTGCAATACGATCAATCGTCGACATTTTATACAGACCAAGATAAAAAGTCGATGGAAGAAGCACATATAATTGTAATGTCGCATAATTTGAATGTACTTGAATATATGTATCGTGCCATTGTATGCCGTAATATTGCATCGGTTGGATATTACGTGGGTGGTATGAAAGAAGAAGAATTGAAACGGAGCGAGAAACGACAAGTGATTTTGGCGACGTATTCAATGTGCTCCGAGGGACTGGATATTCCATCGTTGAATACGGAATTCTTGATTACCCCAAAGACAGACGTGGTCCAAATTGTGGGACGTATTTTGCGCGCAAAACATACCGCGACAAATCCGACGATTTTTGATTTTGTAGACAAACACGACGTATTTCAGAGACAGTGGCAAAAACGTCGTGCATATTATAAGAAACAAGGGTTTACGATTTATTCTTGTACCAAAGAAGAAGACAAAGAAGAAGAAAAAAACAATCTATTGGGTCGATGTTTACTTACCTTGAAATAAAATGGTTTACTTTCGTCGCGTTTTTCGCAATTTATTGGATTTTCTTTTTGTTTTTCTTTTACCACCTCCAAAACCTTGTGCTTGAAATGTTGGTTTACCTTGTTGTGCTTGAATTGTTCGTTTACCTTGTGCTTTATTTTTTGTTTTACCTCCATTTCTATATCCTTGTTGTGAGTTACTACTTCCAAATAAGTTGCCAAAACCAAAAAGCCCTGGATTTTGATTTCCATTTCTATATCCTTGGTTTTGTTGTCCATATCCTTGGTTTTGTTGTCCATATCCTTGGTTTTGTTGTCCATATCCTTGTCTTGGTCTATATCCTTGTCCATTTCTATATCCTTGTTGTGAGTTACTACTTCCAAGTAAGTTGCCAAAAAACCCTGAATTTTGATTTTCTTGTCCATATTCTTGTCTTGATCCATATCCTTGTCCTGGTCCATATCCTTGTCTTTGATATCCTGTTTGAATAATAGGAACAAAATGATAACCACTTGTGGGAATAATTTCCACTTGGAGTTGTTGAGTATTATCACTATTTGCGTAAGTTTGGAAATTATCACGATTAAATCCTCCATTATTATTTTGTGATCCTTTTATAAATATAGCAATCGCTTTTGTATTTACAAATGATGATGATGCATTTGCATCTGTCACTTCTGTTATAACTTCTCTCATATCATTTATTTGTGAATTATTAGCATTAGCAAATCCAGCATCAAATGTATTCTTATCAAATCCACTATAATTATTAAATTGTTCTGGTTGTTTGCCGTATCTGGTACCAACATTTTCTCGAACATTTCTATCCAAACTATATTGTGGAGTAGTATCACTAGGTAGAAATACTCTATTAATGATATATGATTTATTATTACTAAAACCACCAAAACCACCTGATGATCCAGGAGTAAATGTCATACCAGGTCGAATTTTATTCAATGATGAGTAAGGACTAAGTTCCATTCCATTATTCTGTGGTGAATTCATCATATTATAATTAGTAGCAATGTTTTCATCTGTTGATTGATTCATATCAGAATATTTAAAATCTTCTTCTTTATAATTCATTGATTTATATATTACATACATATTTTTTTAAAAAACTGTCTAAATAATGTAACCATTTACCAAAATTGAAAGCCACGCTTGGTATTCATATTAAAATTATCGATACCATTGGTCGTAGCCGGAAGGCGTTGATAAGGAGGAGGATTTGCTAAAGCCGAATCCATAGGATTCAACATTTTATTTGCCAGAGAAAAAGTGGGTGTATTAGGAATCTGACTTCCATATTGATGGTATCCACCTCTAAATTTACGACTACGTTTATTTACCGCGCGCTTTCTTTTATACAACGACATCAATCTACGCTTTTTCATTGTACGCACTTTTTTACCTCTTGGCATTCTATATAGATTCACAATATTTTTTATTTTTCTTCGAGAGATAGCTCTTCCACCTTGCAATTTGGATGCCCCCGCTGCTTCTATTCCTCCTCTCGTAAGATTCGGATATCCATATGCGTAATTCTCCTTATTCAAACTTCCAAACCCACCCGGCCACGCAGAACCATCTACATTCGCAAAAAGAGACCCTTTTATTTGATTGATCATCGTGTTTGTATTATCTATATATTTTATTCTGTTCAATCTGTTGTATTTCGTGCTCTGAAAGTATTTTGTCCTCTGGTTTTGCTACGCGTAAAGGTATCCATTTTCCAAATTTACGGTGATATCTACATATCATCAAATAGGAACGATCTAAATAAACATATTTGTCCACATCATTGTTTTCAAATTCTTCTTCGTCATCACTTTCCTCCAACGCATCCAATCGTTGGTTTTCTTTGATATTTCGAAACAAACAATTCATCATCACACTTGTTTTGTAATCGGGTATACAAGCGATTCGTTTACATTTGTTTTCATCGAGTAACAAATGATAAATATCATTCTGAATATCCGGTTTCACTGTAAACACAGCCAGCTGACCAAAAGAAGAAGGGCTCCCTTTTTGGACCAATGATACAATAGAATGATCCAAATCAACCACAGGTAAATGATAGAGTGTGCGGCGATCGTTTATACGTCGAAATTGTATAAAACGTACAGGATATAATAAATGAATTATTTTCTTGCGTATTTCTTCAAATGAAGTCGACATATAAGGAACACAAAACGAAATATCTTTACACATTGAATGACAATGCAGTACAAAGATATCCCGAATCCATTTCCATTTTGTTTCCAATGACACTGTGTCTGTAAATTGTCCTTTGTAATATAATATATCTTCCGTGTGAAACCATTGTCTACCTTCCAATGAAAGCAACGTACCATACAACACTGTATCTCTATCAAATGTAGTAGTCTCTGTATTATATTCCTGAAAACTATGTATTACTTTTCCTTCTGAAATCCACAGGAGAATACATTTATTCTTGGTAAACCAAGCAAAATATTTAGGTCCTTCTGGAATGATCAAACACAGTGATGCATCATAAACTTTCTTATGTACGATTTTTTCATAAGAAAGTTTCACATTGGGAAACTGAGACAATATATTCATCGTATATATATTCTCCTCCATTTCTTTAAATCCTTTTATAATGTAATATATCAAATTAAAAATCGGAATAAGACAAAGAGGGAGAAGATGATATCGTATCTTGCATTTTCTCTTTCAAGAAATGCTTCAATTCATTTTTCATTATATCCTTGGAGGGTGTTTCAAAGGGGAGAATATCAATAGAGGTTGCAGACACCATTTTCTCTTGCTCTCCTATTGTTCCCTTTTCATTCTCTTTTACATCGTACAATACCGAAAACATTTCTTCGTATTTCTGAGACGTTTTGTTTACTAAATCTTTCACTTTAGGTACTGTTAATGTGGTTGTAAAATAGGTAAATAAATGGTGCACTAATAAAATAAATAAAATAGAAAATACGGATATTTGTAGTATCCAAAATAGCATATACTATTATAATATTTCTTTCGTAGAATTATAACGTTTTTTGATATAATGTGAACAAAATATCCTCTACTATTTTACCTTTTTGATACGGTTATGGTGATGTTGACTCAATCCACGGAAGCAAAAAATTATGAATATATATATATATTAAAAAAGAATATAAAGACAACCTAGAAAAAAGAGTAATGAGTGCTTCTATCACAGTTTTATTAGTAGACAAAAGTGGTTCTTTGAAATCGCTTTCCATCAAAGATTTCAAGGAGGAGGAATTGTATAAAAAATGTGGTTTCAAAGTGGCCACTCATTTTGAAAAACAACATACGTGGGTTACTAAAATAGAAGGATTGAGATACAATGTATCTGTTTATGGAAAGACGGATGGGAAAGCGAATACAGAGAATAAATATGATTTTCCACCTCCATTGGACAATGTGTTGCTTTTTGGAACGTGTGTGATTGTTGGAGCCAAGATTGTGGATGTTTCATCAGAGGCGGCAATGAAAGAGGCTTCTTCTTCCAAGGATTTTGTGTTCACTGTGGAATTATGGAACAAGATATATGAGAAATTGTTTGGTGGTTTCGAGGATTTGAATGCGACGGCGGCGGAGGATGACGAAGAAGAAGACGAATTGGAATTGATAGATGCGGGAAAAAAGACGAAACAGGGCTATTTGAAAGACGGATTTGTCGTCGATAGTGAAGAAGAGGAGGAAGAAGAGGCGGAATATGAATCGGATTTTGATGAAGAAGAGGATGGTTCTCATCAAGAAGATGAGAATGATGAATTGCCTGAATTGGCAGACATTGGTTCAGAATTGAGTGAAGAGCCTTATATTTGAAACGATAAAAATTGATATGTATTCAAAATAAATATAAACACAAGTATATATTTATTTATAATGAGAACAATCCCACAACCCGATGTATTTCGCAAACAAATTGTATCACGATTACGTGAACGCTTTGAAGATGAAAAGAACGCCGGAAATATGGAACGCGGTGTCTACAATTATGCTTTGAAAGAAGCCACCTCCCGTAAAGTGGTCAAAAAATGGGACAATCCTTATTTTGTACAAATCTACATCGACCGACTACGCAGTATTTTTGTCAATATAAACGACTCTTTGATACAAGATGTAAACAATGGAATTATAAAAGCACAAGACATTGCTTTTATGACCCATCAGGAACTCAAACCAGAAAAATGGGAGAAAATGATACTCGACAAGATCAAACGTGACAAAAACAAATATGAAACCACAGTCGAAGCATCCACGGATACCTTTACATGTCGCAAATGCAGATCCAAAAAATGCACTTTTACACAAGTACAAACACGTTCTGCGGATGAACCGATGACCACCTTTGTCAACTGCATATCTTGTGGTAATCATTGGAAATGTTAATACTATTGAAAATAGGATATCCTAAAAGGAAATGAATAGAATATAAAAAGGGGAATGATCAAAAAAGGTAAAAATACATATTTATTGTCATATGTATAAGTAAAAATTACCCATTTTTCTTGTGCAAAACGTTGCATTGATTGTCACAAAGATTCACTTTTTTTCTCTTTACTATATTCCCGTAGAATCGCATCTGGGAATGTCGGAGCCACTTTTCGTAAAAACATTGTATATGGATGGGTCTTGATAAACGTATCGATAAAATCGCGATCTTTTGCATCTCCCACTGTAAATAAATACGGACTGTTTGGTGTCATCATACGTGACCAATCTGTCGCCATTGTTTCTACATTGAGAACATTCTGTAATTTGTATGTTGAAAACAGAGCCACTGCGAAAACGGATTCATTTGCAATCTCTCCATTGCATATGGTTTGAAATGTTGTTTTGTACTTTCTGGAAAATTCGATACAAGCAGTTGCATCGGATCGGGAGAGAATAAACCAAGGTGTATTTCCTAAATGCATTTGTGGATCCAATAAATGCAAATTGGCTCGCCTGTTTTTGAAATACCATACATTCCACCACGCCTTTTTCCATCCCATCAAGGATGTTGCATATTTTTCGAAAAACAATTCACGAAATCGTAAAGGAGATATAATAGGAACACACGCTTCGGTTAAAAAACAGAACCATTGAATATCTTCTTGTTCCAATCCATACTTTATAAATGTATAATATGCTGGTACTACGTGCAAATAATCTGTTGGTACTGTTTTATCTTGAGGAATTGCCTTGGATCGTAGCCATTCAGAAGAAATCTTTTCCTTTTCTTTGTAATGAACATAGACTTCAATAATATCCTTGTTCGGTTCTATCCATTCTCTCCATATTTCTTCTTTGTTTAAACGATGTTCATAACTTATCAAAAAACACAAGGCTACTTTCATTGTTATTATTCATTATAAAATGTTTAAATAAAAATGCAAACAATATATTTACTGTACTTTTTTCAAAAAAATATGAAAATAATAATCTCTCTATACATCAATGTTATTGTCTTGTATCTTTTTATTTATTCTAGGAGCAAGACATATGGGTACTATCAAATTTCCTTCTTTTCAAAATCATTTCCTCTGTAAACATCCTTCTCTTTTATCCGAGAGAAATATTATTTCCATATCTCCAGGTGGATTCAAAGGATTCTATGTATCAGGTATTGTAACATACATAAAAGAACATTATTCTCTCGATTCTTTTGTATTTTCCGGCGCTTCTGCTGGTGCCTGGAATGCACTCTTGTTCTCTTTCAAACGAGATCCCTACGAATTGATGGTACCCATTTTTGAAAACAAAATCGTACAAGAATCCAAATCTATACAAATCATTGAAAAAAATATCAAAGATTGGATTCTCTCACAATATACAGCCGACGATTTTGATTTGAATCGTCTCTTTGTTGGAATCACCGTTTTACACAAGTGTAACATAAAAACCAGTATTGTAACTGATTTTACACCTTTAGACATTTAAAACGCCGAGTTTAACCTAAATATTTTTTCGGTGTTCTTTTTTTTGTTTTATTTTTTACATAAGTGGCTTTTCTGTTATAAGCACCCTTAAATATATTTTCATACTTTTCTTTTGGTATTCCTCTTATCACATTAGAAATATTTTCCTTTAATTTTTCATATGTTAATCCTTCTTCTTTTTGTAATCTTGATTTCAGCATACTAAAATAATTTTCAATACTATTGGTAAAATGTTGATAAGGAACGGCATAAAGAATTGTATTATTTTTCCCTATTAATTCTTTGATTTTTTCGTTTCTATGGCTACTTGCGTTATCTAAAATAATTAGTTTATTTTTGTATTTATTCGTTATATGTGTCTCTAAAAAATCAACTAATCTATCTGTGTTAATTCCACCTTTTTCATATAAGTCCCAACCTAATACACCTTTGGTAGAAATCGCAAAGACACCTGTATATTTCTTGAAAACTTCTTGAGATTGGGTTTTGATTACACAGCGCTTTCCCATTTCACTATAACAATGATTTCGTTTCTGTAATGATTTTACACTTGTCTCGTCAATACAAATAATATCTTCTAATTTGTATTGTTTTACTGTTTCATAAAATTCTTTTATCTTTTCGTTGATATTTACAGGCTTTCCAAATCGTTTTTCAGGCTCGTGTCTTAATCTTGTAATTTTCAAAGTAATATTATTATCCTTTATCACTCTACTCAAGTGTCTTGTGCTAATATCAAAATCAGGGAATTTTTCTTTTACCTTAACTAACAAATCTTCCATAGTAATGGTTTTATTTTGTTTGAGTTCTTGTAAAATATACTTGACTTCTTGTTGGTTGATTTTGTAAGCAATAGGTTTTCTATTATGTCTTTCAATCTCACCTGTTTTGTTATATTTTTCAACCCAACGCATCAAACTTCGTGCAGAACATTTAAAAATTCTACAAACTTCTTGTTGAGATTTATCTTCGGTTAAATAATATTCAACAGCAGATAATTTATAATCTCCGCTTTTATGTGTAGGCATATAATTACTATAATATATTATAATAGTAATTAATTATTCAAATTAATCATACATTTTCCATATCCAAATGAAGTGAATTGTCTTCTTAATTCTTCATTTTTATCAATGAAACAATCAAAACAAATGTTTATTGCTCTTCTTGAATGTCTTATTGTGTTATTTTCATCATATTCTTTTCCACAACCTCCAGGACAAAATTGATAAAAACCAACATTTTTTAACCACCAAGCTGATTTATTTGTTAGTAATTTTATATTTTCTTTTCGTTTCTCATATTCTATTTTATAATTAGTATCTTTGGTATATTTCATAAAAAAATTACAAGGTTCATCTGTTATATCAAATTCATTACGCATTTCATTCCATATATTTTTTTTAGCACACCTAAAATATAAATAATTATATTCTTCATTCTTTTTTACATCACAAGGCAACCCACAAATACAATTTGGTAAAATATTTATTACTTCATTTTCAGGAAATTTATACTCTACATTAAATCTTACATATTTACCTCCCCTTATTTTTTTCCAATTTTCTTTATTATTTAACATCATTTTTTCTGTAATAGTATTTTCAACCCATAAGTTATCATAATCATAGCTATATTCATCATCAATATTAAAATTTTCTATTATTCCTCCTCTATCAAAATAGATATTATAGTTTGTATTATAATCGTTATTATAAACTTTTTTATTATAATCAAAAAATTTACCTATTCTATTTACTGAATAGATTGCTATAATGTTTTTAGGAGGATACATAGATGTATTCAATCCACCCATACCATCTTGATGTTCCCAAAATCTTCTATACAGCCTTGATGTTTCTCCTATATAATAATAATCATCTTCACATTGTAAAATATAAACCCATTTCATTTTTATTATAGTAATATATTGCTTTGTTTTTAAGTTTATTGAATATGTTTCTTGGTTTCACAATGACGTGTAAATAATATTTCAGCATAAGTTCCAAAATCACATTTATCACAATAATATTTAAACTCTTTTTTTCTTTCTTCACTACTTGAATGGTTAGTCAAACAATGAACTTTCATACAGGTTAAATTATTTGTTGTATAATCACAATACTTACATTTAGATTCTAATACTTTATCATTTCTCGTTTTTCTTTTTCCTTGATTTTTATGTTTCTCGCTTTCTATATGCTGTTTCCAATGAGCTGGATAGAGACATTGATAATTACAACATTCACAGTAATATTTCATTTTAGGTGTTTCATTTTCCATTTATTTATAAATATAATAATTATAAATAAATTATGTTTAAATTATTTGCGTTAAAATAACTTAAAAATAAAATATTTATAATATATATAAAATGAAAAAGAAAAAACTTAAGGAAAAATTCCAAGAGTTTAGGAATACTGAAAAGTCCGCTTACAAAACTTTCAAAATTCCTTTGAAAACCATTTTACATAATTGTGAAACCGTTCAACCGCTTATCAATAACTTGGTTTTTGAAATGAATGATTTAGTGATTCATACTTATCAATTTATACGAATGTATGTTTTACACCAATATACACAAAATCTTCCATTACCTGATTTAAATGAAAAATTCATTTTGTATTGTATCAAATCTTTAGGAACTCGTGATAACAGAGGCAAAAAGGGAAAAGATACTGAACTTTTGGAAACATTAGAAATATTTTACAAAACCGAATACCAACCTTTGTTAAACAACGAGAAAACGAACTTGAAAAATACAACCTATCTATTGCCTTACTTGGCTACCCAAATACATACTTCCTTACATAATAATTTACAGGAACATTTCATTCAACATTTTTTGCGATTTATCAACAAAACGACCAATGAAATAACCGAAGATAAAGCAACCTTATTTCAATTCAAAAATAAATGTTTATCATTGGAAGAAACAGATAACATATTTGAAGAATGGAAAGAAACGCACTTACCTCATATTCTACCTGAAAATATCAAAAAGTCTATCCATTACGATGTGAAAGTAAGACCCTTTGAATATTTGAAAGGAATGTTGTATATGAATTCGGTATTGGAAAAAATGGAAAGTAAATTATTTCAACCTTTACCATTACGAAATAATATTATTCCAAAACATATTATTTTAGATACTGCTTCTATTAT